TTACGACGACATCGTCGACCACTGCTGCGACGCCTGGAACAAGCTCGTCGACCAACCCCGGCGCATCATGTCCATCGGACTGCGCGATTGGGCCCATGAGTTTTGATCACCGCGGGTTGGTATAAGGTGAAAGAGCGACGTTTCAAGCTGTCAATACTTCGCCGCGAAGATCGCCTGGAGATAGCTGAGCTGCGGGGCCTTCGCACTGTTTTGCAGGCTCTCCTTGAAGAGAAGCGCGCGAAAGAGATTGCCCCACCAGGGCGAGTATGAGGATGACGCCGACGAGCCGATCCATAGCGTTGCATCGGTCAGCGTCGAAGATTGAATGCTCGCTGAGATCGAATTCGTCGTCCAAGCTCCGCCATCGACCGATGCGCCGACGATCTGATCGGCGCTCGACCAGGCGAAGACGATCACATGCGGCGTGCCGGTCGAGAGCGCCGAGGAAAGCAGTGTGCAGCTTGTGCCGCCGGTCGGTATCCAGCAAAGTTGCCGGTTCTGGATGCCGAGCACCCATCCGTGCGCTGCCGTCAGTCCCGTGCCGGCGAGCGCGTAGATCGTTGAGCCCGTGGTCGGAGTCGAGGCGTTGAGATCGGCGACGATGACGAGCGAGAAGTCGCCGGTGATCGGCCATTGCTGCGCGCCGGTCGCGTCGGTGAAATTCGCCTGAATGTTGTTCGCCGTCGAGCCGTTGAAGGTCCAGGCCGGATAGGGAAGCCCGTCGACCGGCGCGGCCGTCAGCGGCGGCGCGGAGCTCGTCAGCCACGCGGCATTGCCGCGCTGCTGATCGTTGAAGGTGTTCGCGCCCGACGCCGCCTGCGCGACGAGATCGGCCATGAGGTTCGGATAAAGGCCGATCTGCTCTTCGCCGGGATAGCAGGCCGTCCCGCAGCCGGCGGTGGCCGGCGCGGCGAGCAGGACCGCGAGAAGAGCGGCGGCCAGAAAGCATTCTTTGAGGAATCTCATGGGATGACTCCTGCGATTTTCATTGCGGCTAGAAAGCCCAGGACGAAGCCGACAAACGCCGCCGCTGCATGGCTGAGAACCAGAAGGAAGGTCATGTCGTCACCACGCCGTCGTGAGCGTCTGTCCCACGCCGATGAAGCTCGGCGCCGCGAAGTCGATCAGATAATTGAGCGCCGTCCCGACGCCGTCGCAAACCACGTTCTTGAACGCCTTGCCGGCGAGCGCCGTGTTGCCCGGAATCGTGCAGTCCTTGTTCGCGACATTGTGGGCGAAGAGATGCGCGTTCGGAACTCCGAAGATCGTCACGCCGTTTGGAGTGAAGTAGGCGCCGAGCGTGACCGTCGGATTGGTCGCGCCATTGACGGTCGCCGAGCTGGAGGTGTTCGTGACGAGATCGATCTGATTTGTCGATCCGCTCGTCAAAGCGACAGAAGAAATCGAAATGCCGCTTGAAGAGGAAGGACACGCCCCCGTTGAGGAGGAGAACATTGCGAAGCTTGATCCGCCCGCCGGATAGGCCCCGTCGAGGTAGCAGAAGCCGGAGTTGCTGATGCTCGGCAGGTTGCTATCCGAGTAGAGCTGCAACACCTGCTGCTGCGCCGCCGTGACGTTCGAGGCGCATGACATGCCGTTGGCCCCCGGCGCGACGCAAGGCTGCGATGGCGGCATTTGGAAGGTCACGCGCACGCAATAATTCGTGCTCTGTCCGCCGCAGGTAACGCCCGGCGCGATCCACTGCGCCGAGACCATCGCGAAGGGCGGCGTCCGCTTGCCGGTGAGGTTCCACGCCGCCCATTTCCCCTGATAGGCGCCGACGATGGCGTTTTGCTGCGGCTCCCCGTGAACCGTGTCCCCCTGATAAGGCCCGACGAAGCTCGGCCCCGTCACGACCATGCGCCGGTCCGCGAGGGCTTCGGTCACATGGGCCGCGTTGATCGCGAACTGGAAATATCTTTGATTGGCGCCGAAATTCTGCGACGACGGCATGGCCGCGAAGATCGGAACGCCGCCGGGGTTCGGCGCGTCGGAAATGTCCGAGGCCGAGAACTGCGCGACGATCGACCTCAACTCGGCGAGGAAGCCGGGATAGCAAGGCGAGAGATAGATCGAGTCCGCCGATCCCGAGCTGCTGACGGCAGAGCTCGTCGGGCCGACCGTCAGCGTCGTGGAGACCCAGGAGGCGACATAGCCGATGAAGGCGCTCGCTGTGAAGTCGTATGCGCACCAGCCGGAGACGGGCTGGCTCACGCCATTGAGCGTTGGAACCGATGAGGTCGAGATCGCCGTGTTGCCGCTCGTCGAGGTCGTGAAGGACGCCGTCGCGCTGATGATCTTCGCTGCCGCGGCGCTCTCGCCGAGCCGCATCGGAACGCCGCCGAGGCGATAGTTGAACGGCCCAGTGAACCCGGTTCCAGGACAGGATGACCCGCAACCCGAGCCCTGGATGTTGGTCTTGAAGAATCTCTGCGCCGTGACGAAATCGGTCCAGTCGTTGTTGCCCGGCGCGAGAATGCCGGGATAGCTCGCGACCCAATCCTCTCCGCCATGCGCCATGTTCTCCGCAAGGATCACGTTGGGCGCGTTCCATCCCGTCTGCGCGACGAATTGCGCGACGAAGCTCGACATCGGGGTCTCGGTATAGAAATTGCCGTTGTCGTAGTTGTCCCCATAGAAGACTTCTTTGAGCAGCGCGAAGCCCGACCAGCTCGAGAGCAGGATCGGTTTGGAGGCGCTGTTGTTCGTCGGCGTCAGCGTCTCCCACATGCCGCGCGGCCCGACGATGGGGCTCGTGCCGATCATGAAGGCGTTGCTGTTGATGTTCGATCCTGTGAGCAGGGTCGAGAAGGTCGTCTCCTGCGCGATGGCGCAGGTAAAGGGGCCGCCGGTGATCGAGACGCTGACGGAATAGACGCCGTTGCCGCCGCTTGTCCCCGAGACGAAACCCGTGATCGTCGGATTCGAGCCGGCGACGATGGCGCTGCTGTTCCCTGCAATGACGGCGCCGGGGACCGCGGAGGCGAAGGGCGTGCCGGAGACGCCGCTGATCGTGACCTGACCGCCGCTCGTTGTCGAGAAGGTGCAGGTCGCGCCCTGATAGATGTTCGTTCCTGGGCCCACCATCGTCGACTGACCGTAGCCAATGAAGGTCAGGGCGGTCGGCAGCGGCGCGGCAGCGGCCATGAGCGCGCTCGCGAGCGCGGCGAAGAAGGTCGCCGCCGCGACCTGCGCCTTGAAGAGCTTCCAGGGCAGCGAATTCGTGATCATGCTCTCTCACTCCAGCGGAGGCTTGGGGCGGTCGAACCAATCCCTTTTGCCGTTGTATTTGATCGCCAAGGCGAGCGATCCGACGACGAAGGCGAAGAGGCCGAGGCCGACCCAGGCGTCGATGCTCATTTCTTCGGCTCGTTGACAGGCCGGCGCACCGCCGCCTCGGCCGCGAGCGCGCGCGTCTCGAGCAGCACGGCGCGATCGAACGCTTCATTGCGCTGGCGCGAGAGCGCGCTAATGATCGCGTCGGCGCGCTGGACCTGCTCCTGGAGGCCCTTCACTTGGGCTTCTAAATTGGAAACTCGCTTATCGAGCTCCGCCGGCGCGGAAGGCGCGCCCGACCTGATGTCGGTTTTGCCGCCCTCGTCAGCGAAAGCCGGCGTCGCCAGAAGCGCGAGAGCCAATGCGATATGCTTCATGGTTTCCTCCTCGTTAGAAGCCGATGCACGAGACGACGATCGTGTCGCTCGTCGCCGTGCCGGAAGTCGCCGTCAAAGTGGCCGATGTCGTGGAGTAGGCGGTCTGCACGATCGGATCGGCCGTCGTCGTGGTGTCGTGCGCCTCGCAAGCATAGCCAACAGCAGAGGCCGGCAGGCCGCTCAGGATGAGCGTCTGTCCCGACGTGCAGGCCGACGATGTCGTGAACTTGCCCGCCGTTGCGCCCCCGGACCATGACGATCCGGAACAGCTTCCGGTCGTGAGCGTCGGCGCCGTGCCGCCGCTGGCCTGGAAGGACGCCGCTTGCACCGCCGCCGTCTTTCCGCAGCTCGATCCTCCGAACTCGACGACGCCGGCCGAAACGCGGCAATAGGACGTGTCAACGGACTGCGAATTATTGGCGACGGTGTTCGTCGTAAAGAATATTCCGCCGCTCGTCCCTGCGAACCAAACCGGGCCTCCCGCGACATACAGTTCATTCGCAAGAACGACCTTACCGGACGATGTGTTCCCGACCGTTAGATAGCCCGAATTCGACACGCCATAATCTATCAGCGTCGTGCCGGCGGTCTGAATTTGAAAATTCGTCGTGCCGGCGCCGCTCTTGTTCGTATTTATCGTGAAAGGACCGGAAGCAGAGCCATAGCCGATTTGCGTATATTCGGCGTTGGTTCCGGTCGTGCCATAGACGTTAAGATATTGCGGGCTCGTGCTGTTCTGGATTTGGAAGACGTTGCTCGCATAAGTGAGCCCCGTCGTTTCCGTGAGCACGCTTCCCGAGTCGAGCAGCAGGCCGCCGGTCTGACCACCGCTCGTCGGCGTTGAGCCGACCGTGATGCTCGAGGTGCCGCCGCAAGACCCGAAGCTAAGCACGCCGCCGGAGGCCGCCGTTTGCAGGCATTGCGCGCCGCTCGCCGGCGCCGGCGGCAAGGTCAGGGTATAGCCCGCCGTCGCGCTGTTCGACGATTGCAGCGTGACCGCATAGCCGGTATTCGTCGCCGTGTTGGCGAGAACCAGCGCGCCCTGCACGCCGGCAGACGAAAGCTGCTGGCCGATCGTCAGCGTCGGGCTGGACCAGGTGAGGTTCGCCGAGCCGCCGAAAGAGCCCGAGCTGTTGAGCTGGACCTGACCAGACGAGCCGCCCGGCGACGCCGAGCCGCAGGAGCCCCAGGCGGGATTGCCGCCCGAGACCGTCAAGCAATTGCCGTTCGAGCCGATCGCAAGCCGCGTCGCTGCGCCGCTCGCGCCGCCATAGATCAGATCGCCCGCCGTCGTTATCGGGTTGGCGAGCAGCGTGCCCGAGGTCGGGAAGGTGACGGAGGTCGCGGCCGTCAATGTGCCGGTGAAGGAATAGGCGCCTGAGAACGTGACCGCGCCGCCGGTCGACAGATTGCCGCCCAGCGTCGCGGTGTTCGATCCATTGTTAACGCCGGTCCCGCCATAGGCCGCACCGATGACGCCGCCTTGCCAGACGTTCGTCGACCCGGAGAAGGTCTTGTTTGTCAGGGTCGCGGTCGAATTGGCGGAGAGCAGCACGTCGCTCGCCGCATAGGGAAGCGTGAAAGTCTGCTGACCCGAATAGGTCGAGGCGACGATCGTCGATGATTGCCCGGCGAGGTTGCCCCAGATCAGCGCGCCGCCCGGCGAGCCGTTGGCGCCGACCGCGAGCGTCGCACCGTTGATGTTGAGATAGGGTGCGCAAGAGAGCGCGGTCCCGCTCGCCGCGTAATAGGAGAGGCAGTATTGCGCGCCGCTGTTGACCGTTCCGGATCCGGATGGAGAGCCCCATGTCGGGGCGGCGCCCGCGCCGTTGCTCTGGAGGAACTGACCCGTCGAGCCTTGTCCGAGCGCCTGAAGATGCGCGCCGTCGCTATAGAGAAGTTGCCCCGCCGAAAAGCCGCTCGTCGCCGTGCTGTTCGACGTGAGCGTACTCGAACCGCCGGGCGGCGGATTGAGTTGATCTGCCGACGCCGGGCTTGCGAAAAGCCCGATCGCGAACGCGAGAGAGAGAAGCTTGCGCATCAGAAAGTCTCCGCCACTGCGACCGCGCCTGTCCCGGAGGCGACGACTCCGTAAAGCGCCGCCGTCGTGTTGAGGGTTAGCGACGCGCCCGCGACCACGGGAATTCCGGTTGATGTCGTGACCCCGGAAGGCCCGACAAAGACGGTGACCGAGCCGTAATTGTAGAGAGTCGCCGCGATGCGGCCCGTTCCGATCGCGCCCGTTCGGGCCGCGACGATCGATGTCGCGGAGGTTCCAATGCTCGCCGCTTGCGCCGTCGCGAGGCTCGCGGCGCCGACCGGATGATTGTTGACGCCGACAGCGCCGATCGTGCTGGAGCCCGCGCCGAGAACTGGGTTGCCCGAGATCGAAACGCTCTGCCCGGTCCATGAGACCGACCACGGCCCGCCGCTCTGCGTGACCCCGCCGATGACGTTTGCGCCTGCTGGAAGCGAGGGCAGTTGCTTGACGTTGACGAAGAGCCCGTTGGTCTTGTCGCCATAGGCGCGGTCATAGGTCGCGCCGTTCCACAGCATCAGCGCTTCGGCGGGGATTCCGGTCGCGGATTGCCCATCGCCCGTCACCTCGCGCGGGCGGTCATAGCTCGTCCCGTTCCACAGCAGATCGACCGAGGCCTCGAGGCCGGTCGTTCCCATCGCGTCGCCGGAAACGGCGCGCAGACGGTCCATGCTCGCGCCGTTCCACAAGCCCGGCGCTTCGAGCACGATGTTCTGCGGCGGGCACGCATCCTGCGTCGCGGCGCGCTCGACATAATATTTGCCGGAAACCGGATCGTAGAGCGCCTCCTCCTCGATGCCGACTCCCGTCGCCGTGAAGCCGTTGAGGCCTGGGCCGCTCGAAGCGAAAATATCCCAGGCGACCGCGGCGCTGCTCGAATGTGCGTTGGCGAGCGCCGATTGCAAGGGAACCGTCGTCGAACCAACCGTGTAGCTCTGCGAGACATAGGCGCTTTCTTCGGCGGCTTGGTTCGCGTCGAGGCGGATCTGCTGGCCGGAATTAAGGCCGACCACGGCGTTGAGGGTGATCGAGGTCGCGCCGGCGCTGATCGCGCCATTCAGCGTCGAGCCGCCAGACCCCTTGCCTTGCAGATTCCGGGCACGGTCGAAGGCGAGACCGGAGATCGCGCCGGCATTCGTGAGCGGCCCCCCGGCGTTCCATTGATATTCGGCGGCGACCGCCGTACCCGTGCCGGAGGCGCCGTCGAGCTCGCCGGCTGCCGAGCGCTCCATCTCGACGGTCTGCGTTGGCGCGTTGAAGAAATAGGCCGCGCTTGCAGCGATGCCGGCAGGCGGGGAGCCGTCGGGGATCGTCGCGTCGCGCGCCTGGTTGTAGGCGAAGACGGAGACCCCGACGTTCGCCGCGTGACTCTTCGCGAAGATCGCCTGAACGACCTTGGTGGTCGTGTTGACCGAGGTCAGGAAGACGGTTTCCTGATTGGTCCCCGAGTCGACGAGAAGCTGCGAGCCGATCTGCAGCGTCGTCGTCACGCCGCGATTGGAAAAGGAGACCGCGGCGAGCGTGACGCTCTGCGGCGACGTGGAGGCGGTGATCGCGCCGGAGGCGACGGTCGTCGACAGCGGCGGCCCGGCGAGCTGCTGCGCGCCAGCCGCGACGCCGGCCGCGGGGACGCCGTCGAAGCCCGTCTCGCGCTGGCGGTCGAGATTGCCGACGCTATTTACGAGCTGCGCGACGCCACCGGTGTTGAGCCCGTAGGTCGTCCCACTGAGCGCTTGGTTGTCTGTGTTGTGGAAGGCGAGAACCGCCGACTGATAGCCGGTCGAGGGATCGGTGACGACCTCCGGCAAGGGAGAGGTTTTCGACGGCGCGCGCAAATTGCCGAAGGCGTCGATGAAACCGACTTCCGTAGCCAGGGTCGGCGCGGTCGCGCCCGTCGTTCCGACCGAGGCGTTGGAGCCGCCGCTGCCGCCGCCGCTCAGTGCGAAGCCAAGGCCGGAGCCGCCCGAGATGTTGAGGCTCGTGGCGCCGCTCGCCGTGATCGCGGCGATATAGGTCGCCGAGCCGGGCGTGAAAGGCAGAGCGCCGCCGGCGGGTATTTCATCGAAGGCGGTCGTCGCGATCACGGCGTTGCCGCCGAAGGCGACGAAGGCCGGCTGCGCCCCGGTATTGTAAACCATGACCGTCGCGCCGGGCGGCAACGCGACGCTCGCGCTGGTTGGGGAAACCGAAAGCTGCGCCGTGTTGCCCGTTGGCGTAAAATTCGCGTTTGAGCCGCCGCCGCCCGAGAAGGATGTGATCTTGTCGCCGGCGCCGTCCTCGATCACGACGCCGGTCGTGATCGATCCGTCGGGATTCTTCCATTGCATCGAAAGCTCCTATTCAAGCGCGCGCCTAAGGTGGCGCGCGGGAGACCGCGCGCGCCGACGTTCTTTTCTTGGTTTCAGCGAAAGATTGGTCGCTTCAGAGCGAGTTCCGCAAAAGTTGACAGACTTTTGCGATCAGAATTCGCTCCAGCCTTCTGATCTGGCGCGATTTCTTATCGCTCGAACGATTCCGTTCGAGCGGAAAGCGCGCTAGGAGGTAGCGACGCTCGGCATGAGATAGTGGATCGTCATGCGGACGGCGCCGCCGGTGAAATTGCCGCCTGCCGCCGTAAACAGGACGGACGTAGCGGCATAAAAAGGATTGGGTCCAACCGGGCCTAGGTTCGTCGAGCCCGCGCTCACTCCGAGCAATGAGCCAAATTGCGTCGAATTGCCGGAAATGCCGCAGCTGTATGACGTCGCGCCTGTAATCGCCGTGACGACGAGATTGGAGACGGCAAGCACGATCGCGCCGGCCGGAATTTGCGCCGTCGAGGCGGTCGTGGCGCCAGAGAGCGTCACGAGCTGCTCTACGCAGCCGACCGAAACGCCGCCGCCATGCGCAGCTTGTGCGAGTAGCGAGGTCGCGCCGAGCGTGACGACCTCGGAAAGCTTCGCGGCGGCGAAGCCGCCCGGCGTCGAGCCGTCTTGCACGCAGAGGCGGTTGTTCGTCGTGTCGACGATGACCTCGCCTTGTTTGCCCGTGAAAGCGGCGACGTTTGCGGCGGTGTCTCGCCGCAGTTGAACTTGCGTGCTCATCAGGTGACGCTCCCCAAATCGATAGCGGTAAAGGCAGTGCCAGACGCCGTGCCGAAATCGTCAAAGAGGCTCGCCGCCAGGCTCGCTTGACCCCAATCCTGCGCCTGACCCAGCAGAAGGGAGGTCGCGACAGGCCCCACCGAGCCGCCGCCGCTCGGCACATAGCTGTAAACGGCGCAGGTCGAGAGATCCTGCAGTCCGCCGCCGAACACGTTGAAGCTCTGGAACTTCAGATAGACCGTCTGGCCGATGAAGTCGCTCGGCAAGGCGTATTGCACGACCGCGCCGTCGAGCCGCGCGAAGGGCGCGCCGATCGCATGCGCCGCGGGGGTCGTGCCATACATGCCGCGCGGCAATCCGGTGAGCGCATATTTGTTCGCTGCCGTCAGCGTCGCGGTCGTAAAGCCGATGAGCTCGCCGTCGACGAGGCAGAGGGTCTGTCCGGCGAGCGCCGCCACCTGCGTCGCGCTGCCGAGCGTTCCGGCGCTTTCGGTCAGATCGACGGCGAGCGAGTCCGTGGCGTCGTAGCCGCTCGCGGCCGACAGCGCTGCGGTGAGAAAGCCTTGACGAAGCGGATTCTGGATCGTGACGATGCGCTGATAAGAGATGTCGTCGAGCGAAGCCCAGACCACGCAGCCGCCCCAATTGGGATCGGCGACGCCGGCCGTTCCGCCCGAGGCGCCGAGCCAGATTTCGGCGACATTATTGGTGAGGTGCGGCGGCGGCTCGAAGATGAGCGGCGTGTTCACGGGCGCGGCGGCAACCGCCATATTGAGCGAGGCGCCGCCCGAGGCGCCGGTAGGATTGGGCGCGGGCGTCGATACGCCGATCACGAGCTCCTCGGCCAGGACCGAAAGCTTGCCTTGATCGTCCTCTTCGATCTCGATGATCCGCACCTGCGCGCCGGTCAGCCCGAGATTGGCGTCGGAGAGCGTGACGAGGTCCATCGGATCGAGCAGGCAAAATTCCCAGGAGAGGTCGAACTTATATTGCGCGCGAACATAGAGGCCGCGCTGCAGAATCGTCTGCGCGACGATCGATGCGACGTTGAGATCGCAGATCTCATGCGCCGTGATCGTCGACCCGACACGTAGGCCAAACTGCTCGATCATCGACTGGTCTCGCGCCTCGACCGGCGTCGCCTGATACTCAGGCAAGCCTTGCCCGCTCGTAACCCCAGTGCGGTTCAGCGCTTCCACGCGCTGCAGATTCGGCAGGGAGAAGGGATCGACCCGGGTCGCTTGGATGGGATCGGCGCCCGGGGTATAGACGAGATCATCGTCACCGAGCGCGAAGGCCGGCGTCACATTGGGAACGTAGGTTCTGCCGTTCCCAGTGACCGTTTGATCGCCGTAAGGGATGAAGCGCAGCCGATCCCCGGACCAGACCGCCGCCGTGTTCAGGAGTTGCAGCCAGCGCGTCAACACGCTCGAAGCCGTCTCGACTTGATTGAGCGAGGGGCTGAAGCATAGGCCCAGGGCGCGGCAATAGGTTTGCAGCGAGGCGTCTTCGCCTGAGCCAAAGAGCGTCGTCGCGTCGACGTTGGCGCCGGGGAAGCCCACGCCATACTGCTCATTGACGAGGAAATCGGCGACGACCTGCGCCGGATCGGCGTCGAGCCCATTCGCGCCGGTGCCGAAGAAGGCCCCTTGCACCTCGAGATTGAGCGTGCCGATGCTCGCCGATTGTCCCAGACCAAAATTCGCCGCGCAGACATAGGCGACGCCGGGGTAGGAGAAGCTCGCGCTCGGATTGGCTGCGGCGAGATAGCCCCAGGGCGGCTGCGGCGTCTCGCCCCTAAAGAGCGTCAGGCCCAGCGCGGAAAGTCCCGAGCCTCCGCCCGTGACGGCTCCATTCGAGCTCGCATAGGCCGCACCATAGATGGACTGTCCCTGGTACACTTGGTTGATTCCAACGATCGGGCCCTCGCAGAGCGCCATCATCAAATCGGCGCTGTAGGTCCAGCCGGAAATCGACCAGGTGTATCCGCCGCCGCCCTTGGAGCCGCTCAGAACGCCCCCCTTGCCGGTGACGGGCGTCGGCGAGTAGACGGGGTTAGCGCGGAAATTCGCGTAATAGATGATGTTGACCGCGAGCTTGTTCATTCCCCAGAGCAGCGGGATCGGCAACACATTCGTTGCCGTTTGCAACTGCAGGCCTGTATAGCTCGGCCAGATCATCGCCGAATTCGGCGATGACTTCTTCGCGACGAGGAAGCTCATCGGCTCGCGCCCACGAGGCTCGCAAAAATCGCTCTGTCCATTCGCTCTCGCATCATTGTGTTCTGCGTCACAACTTCCTCGAGCACGACGCCTGCGGGAAAGGAGGCGTGGACGACCGTGAGCGGCTCCGGGCGGCTCACAATCGCGCCGTGGCTGTAACAGCGCCCGACACGAAAGAGCATCACGTCGCCCGGCTGCGGCGCCCCGACTTTGGCGGCGCGAGACAGGAGCGCGTCGAGGTAGCGCTCTTCGCCGCGATGCAGATGCCAGTCGTGCGCATAAGGGCGCGGATCGAAAGCCTCGACGAGCCCCAAATCGACGAAGACGCGCACCAGCAGCATGCCGCAATCGCAGCCGACGCCCTTGATGTCGGCGCAATTATGATAGGGCGTGCCGATCCAGCTTTTCGCCTCGGCGACGATTCTTTCGCGCATGAGCAAGGCCCAGGCCTCCGCCATGATCGTCACACCGCCATCTGCGGCGGCGGGACGAAGGGAAAGCCGCGGAAGTTGGTGAGGTTATTGAAGCGCGTCTGGCAGGTTCCCTGCGTATGGTCGCAGCCGTAATAGACCGTGAAGGCGTCGCCTGTGGCCGGCGTGAAGGGCAGCGGGTAGGCAAGCGTCAGGGAGACGCCGGATGCGACGAGCTTCACTGTCGCGGCGACTCCTGCGTTGGCCCCCGACGAAAAAGCGAGCTTGCCCTGGGCATGGGCTGCGATCGCGGCAGGAGAAAAGATGAGGCTCGAGGTCGAGCCCGCGCCGGCGTTCGCCTGTGTCGAGAAGGCGCCGGCGGGTAGGCCGCAGACGGAGTCATAAAGCGTATTCTGGCAGCTCGCGCCGAAAATGTTTCGAGGCATGTCGATGTCGAGCAGCACGAGTTCATTGGCGACGCTGATCGTCGCCCGCGTGCGGCCAATCTGATCGATTGTGGAGACGCGCCCGTAAAATAGGGTGAGGCCGTCCACCAGCGTTCCGCCGACGAAATCGGAAAAGAATACGCGGTAGCGACGGACCTTGGCTCCGTCGAAGGCGCCGTCGCGCAAGGAGGCCAGAAAGGGCGCGCCGCCCGTCAGATCTCCGGGCCGCGCTGCGATGGATATCTCCTGCCGATCGACGTTGAGACCGATCGTCGCGCGGTATTTGAGACCCGAGACGAGCGGGCCGTCCGCGCGAAAGAGCTTGCCGTCATAAAGAACCGGCACGTCGGCGTTGGTGTAAGTTAGCGCCAGGCCGTTCGTCTGCGTGAAAGTGAAGCAGTCGGCAAAGGCGATCGTGAGGTCCTGTTGCGCGCGCGCCGCGGCGAGAAAAGAGACCAGCGCTGGAGAAGCGGTTTTCATGGGCGGAGACTGCGAAATTTGACGCTCTTCGATGACCACAGATTTTGCATGAAGTTCTCGAACTCCATCGCGTCGTCGAGAAAGCGGCATTGGAAGGCGTAGGAGAAGCTCGCCGCGATAAGAACGTTTGCAGCAGGCGGAGTCGAAAATTCGAGGACGTTCGGAGGAAAGAGGCTCCAGCTCGAGGCGGCGACGCCGTCGAGGGTGACGGCGGAAATTGAGGTCACATAGGACACGGTGTCCGTTGCGCCGCCGACACTGCGCATGAGCGCGAAAGCCGTCGTCGCGCCGTCGCCAACGGCGATCGCCTGATTGGACGCCGTATTGTCATTGGGGTCCGTGTAAAGAAAAGTCCCGAAGGCGCCGCCGCACTGCAGATAAAGGCCCAGCAGCGCTTGCAGCGACTGCGCGGCGAGCCCCGGGTTTTGTGTGGCGTCGGCAGCGAGTCCGTCGAAATCGACCTCGAATTCATAAAGCCCGCCAAAGAGCGCGGTCCTGACGCTCCTCCCCGACTCATGCTCGGCGACGAGAGAGACTGCGACGGGAGTCTTGGTGACAAAGGCTTGCGCCGGCAGGGCAGGAAAGACCGGAAGAGTCACAACTTCACCGTAACTAGCTTGAGACTTTTCAGTTCGAAGAGCTGATAGGCGAATTGCTCGAGATCCAGGGCCTCATCGGCAAAGCGGCAGAGCCAGAGCGCCACGCCGTCGACCGCGATCGGTGCGCCGCTCGCCGGCGGCGCCGCAAGCGTGAGCACCGGCTGATATCCGGCTGAGAGCGTCCAGCCGCCGGCGGGTAGCGTCGCGCCATTGACGAATACGGCCGAAAGACTGGCGACACCCGCAAGCGGCTCGGTAAAGCCGCCCGTCGTGAGCTGCATTGGGAAGGACGTCGTGACGCCGTCGCCCACGCCGACGAACTGGTTCTGCAAGGCGGAAAGGCCCGGCGGCTCGATCCAGAAAGGCTGCGTCTGGCCCTGCATCGACTCGAAGAAGCCCATTATCTGCTGGACTTCCTGATTGAACGTGTCGCTCCTCAAAAAGTCGTAAGTGAGCTCGATCTCATAGAGCGGCCAGCGCATGTGCATGCGCCGCGCCGATTTCCCCGAGGCGCGATCGAGCATTGCGGTTGAGAACCTCGGCGTGACCTTCACTGACCACCCGAGGCCCAGCAGCGTCGGAAAGAATGCGAAGGGTCCGTAGCTGGGCGGCGGAGAAGCCGTAGGCGTCAGCAGGGCCGGAAGCTTGCCGTTGAGCCAATGGCCGTAGCGCCAATTGCTCGCATCGCCCCAAATGTCCGAGCGCAATGGGAATTCGGGGATGGGACGCGCGTCCCAGCACCAGGCGAACATCAGATCGGTCGCGATCATTTCGACGCCGCCGCTCGAAGTCGCGTTGTTCGCGGTCCAATAAGTGTAGAAGGCCTGATGCGCGAGAAGCGCGGTCGTGTCGTCGACGAGCGGCGCATTGTCGGCCGCGTTCCAGATCGACCAGAAGGGCGCGCCGCCGGTCGAGGCGCTCGGATCGAAAAACTTGTTGGGTTCGTTCACGCTCTTGTCGACAGTCGGAAAGCCGTATTCAAGGAAGCAGAGGCTCTTCGACTGCGCTGCCCATTGGGTTTGCGGGCCGCGCGGAATGTTTCCGTTTCCATCGCCATTGTCGTAGACGGCGCTGTGCGGATTGTTCCACCACCAGCGGATCTGTTTGAAGGCAAAGAGCTGCTGACCCGCTGAATAGGCGCTGCGCGTCTGCGCCAAGCGGTCGCCTTGCGGGGCCGTGACCCACTGCAGCGTTCCGTTTGGATCGAGCGCCTGCGCGGCTGTGTAGTCGGTGTAAAAATAATCGTATTTCTCGCCACCCTCGATATTGGCTTGGAGATAGGCGAGCGTGTCGATGGCGGGCGCGGAAGAAAGCGCGTAGCCCCGCGTAGCTGGCGCCGCGACGGGCCATGAGGACGGCGCGGGCAATCGCCAGTTTTGCGCGTCGAGCCCGCCGTCGCCCGTCGTCCAATCGGCGAGCGGCATGTAATTGTCGAAGGAGACGAGATCGATGTTGCTCGACGCGTAGAGGCTATCGAGATGCGGCCAGATGCCGGAGTAACCTGCGCCCGAATGCTGCGCGCCCATCCACTGCGTCCAGTCCGGCGAGTAGACGATGAGATTTTGTCGCGTCGCGAGATTTTTGGTGAGCCCGGCGGAATCGAAGATGGAGCGGCAATCATTGGCGAGCGCTATGAGCCCTGCGACGAAGGGATAGTCCCAGACCGCATGACCATTGGCGTCGGTCGTCCCGGCCGGAGTCCAGGAAGGTCCGCGGATCGCCTCCAAGCCGCCGAGCTCCGAGCCCATCGCGAAAAGCGAGACGCCGCCGGCGAGCGCGGCGAGATTGGCGTAGTGAAGCACGAAGCGGCGATAGGTGAAGTCGAGCACGTTCCCCGAATAGTGCACGGTCAGATTCGTCGCATCGCGCGTGAACATCGCCGGCGCCGCTGAACCCAGGAAGCTCGCGACGGCGCTGCTCGCGGCGCTGGAAACGTCGGGCGCATAGGTGATGCCAGCGCGCCACGGCTTTCCGGGCAAATCGACGCCGAGGAAGAGATAGAGCGCGACATTGAGTCCGCGGGCCTTGATCGCCTCAATGCAGCGAACGATCGACTGATCGGAAGGCGTGCCGCCATAGGCTGCGTGAACGCCGTCAGGTCGGCTGATCGGAATGAGTCCCGCGGTCGCAAGCGTCACGTCGCTGACGCGCCAGCTGTCGGTTCCGCCGGCCGTTGGTTGAAAGGCGCCGCCAATGTAGGTCGAAGAGGGATAGATTTGACACGCGGCGGCGTTGAGCGAATTGGCGAGCCATTGGATGACGACGGCGACGGTCGCGCAATTCGGCAGCGTCGACTGCAACTGATCGAGCGCGAATTCGACATCGGTCTTCGTCCCGCCCGGCGCATGATAGGTGTTGATCGGCGCCATGGCGCCGCCCGGCTGCTGGCCGCTATAGGCGATCGTGTCATAGGTGAACTCGCCGGTTGCGGGGATCAGATTGATCGCGCCGATATAGGGGAAGCTCATGCCGGATTGAGCCCCTTCATTCCGAGATGCGCGCCGTCGCGCACATGCGCGGCCATCGCCTTCATGATCGCGCGGCCATTGCCTTGCAGGAAGCTCGCGACGCCCGGCGCGTCGAGCGCCTGAATGTTGAAATTGACCGGCGCGTGCACTTGCGTCGCGCTCGTGCTCCGGGTCGCGCCATTGGCGATCAGATTGCGGAAGGCTTCGCCTTGCGCGGCGGTCATCACCAACTCGTTCTTATGCACCAGGGCGAGCTGATCCTGCGGCACGCTCCAGGCGCCGATGTCGAAGCTCGCGACCGAGGCGGCGCTCGCCACTGTCGCTTCGGCCGCCGCCGCGGGGCCCGCCGCCGCGGGCCCGAGCAGCGGGGCGAGAAAGCCGAAGACGCCGGCGAAGGCTTCGGCCGAGGAGGCAAGAATGCTTCTTACGACCGCCTCGGCCTTCTCCGCGCTCTCGGCGACCGCGCCGGAGGCGGCGGTCGCCGTGCGCTGCGCCGTGCCGAGCTCAGTCGCCGCGGTCATCGTCTCCTCGCCGAGCACATGCGTCGCGACGTTCTTGGCGATCGTCGCCGCGAAGCTCGCGATCCATCGCGTTCCCATGTCGAGGAAATATCCGACCACCGAGACCGCCATCTGGCGTTGGGCCTCGCGGAAGGTCGTCGTGTGCTGCAGGAGCAGGAGGATCGAGGAGCTCATGGCGTGACCCATCTTGTTTCCAAGATCCTGCCAAATCCTGTCCTGCTCCTCGGCTGAGCGATAGGCGAGCTGCAGCATCTGGCGCTCGTGCGAGGCCTCGAGCGTTTCGAGCCGATTCAACGCCTGCTGCTTTTGCTGCAGGGAGAGCCCGTCGAGCTCGGCTTCCTGCTCCAAGAGCGCGCGCTGCGCCTGATATTCCTCTTCGGTCGCTTCCCTGACGAGCGAGATCTTCTCGCCTTCGCTGATGCGCTTGAGCTGTGCCTCGCCGTCATAGATCGTCTTCTTGATCGCGAGCTGCTCTTGCAGCAGGCGAATCTCTCCGTCGAGCTGCGACTTGACGATCCTCGCCTGCTCCTCGGCGTCGGCGCCGAGCTTTGTCAATGCGGCGGAGGCCGGGCCGAGCGATGCGGTCAAGCCGTCATTGACGCTTCTGCCGATTTGCGAAAAGCCGCTCGCGGCGGGCGCAGACTTTTGCGCCGCCTCGCCGATTCCGTCCGAGAGCTTCTTGAGTTCCGGCGTCACGCCGCCAAGCGCGCCGCGCAGCTCGCTCAAGCCGTCTTCGAAGTCGCTCGTGTCGGCGCCAAATCGGATCGTCACCTCATCGGCCATGGCGGCGACTCCTCCTAGGAAACAGGGGCGAAAGCTTAAGCTTTTGGCTGTATATTTCGCGCATAAGTTGATTCGGGGGAGACGCGCGAAGCCTCAATGAAACTGGCTTATGTGCTCATAGCCGGTCTATCGAGTCCCGCCTTTGCTCAACCAGTGCGTGTTGACTTTCGCCTCAACCCGGCAGTGACGCAGGAAAGCATCCAGGAGACGATTTGCCTTATCGGCTGGACGCGCTCCGTTCGCCCGCCCAGCGCCTACACGCGGCGCGTGAAGCAGGAGCTCTTGCGCGACTTGAATCTGGCGGCCGAGAGCGCGTCGCAATACGAGCTCGACCACCGTATCCCGTTGTGCCTTGGCGGCGCGCCCTTTGAGCGCGTCAATCTCGAGCTGCAGCCCTGGGACGAGGCGCCGGAGAAGGATCGCAAGGAAGCCTGCCTCGCTCGCGCCGTCTGCGCAGGCCGTCTGACGCTCGACGAGGCGCGTGAGCGGATTTGGAGAGATTGGCGAAAGGTCGGAGCGGGCTGTGATTGAGGGCGCGCGGCCCGCGTTTCGATGCCACACCCTTGGTGGACAATCGTGATCCGATTTGTGGTCAGACCCGTCCTAATTTAGACCGCTTCATTTAGCGTTTTACCGCGTCAAGCTCTGCGACATTAAATTCAATAACCGACAGAAAATCTTCGCGATTCTTCTTTACTTCGGGCGTCTCAAGAAGCTCCAAAATCTTATAGCAGGGCACCACAATTCCCATCCCTACTGGAACCTTCACTTGTCCGCTTGCCCCCACCTGCACCGCCTTCAGGTCGTCTGGTGGTGCCGTCCAAGATCCCTGCCAAAGCCCCAGCAGTCGAAGCTGAGCCTTCGGCCACAAAATCAAGGGGCTCTCCTTTAGGCGCTTGGTGGGCAGAGGACTAAAGCCGAATGCTTGCGTAGGATCAAGGGTGGTTTGCGGCCTCACAAATACAGGAGAACCACTCAATCCGGAGAGACTTTGGCTTTCGACCATAAATCCCTCAACCGATATTAATCTACGCCCCGTGGCGTCCCTCCAATCATGAATCGGTATCCTCTCATCATCGGGATACATAGCGATTGTACCGAAATGACATAAGGGAATCGCTTTTTTCCGCCCAGAGAATAGGCGGAACAAGCCTATTGTATAAGTAAAATCTCCAACTCCTATTGCCTCATCTTCGAATTGCTGCTTCGTCATTCCGAGCGTTTCCATGCCTAGAAAAACGACATCATAGCCTTCTTTTCTATCAAGAATGAATGGTGCTATAGCCAAATCAACCGTTTTATCCGGATGAAAGAACCATTCTGCCTTATCGATATGTATTTTTTCTGCAGATCCGTCATCCTTGTTGATACGCAATAAAAAAGGATTATCGGCCAACTGATGAGATATGTGGTGGGCAGTCAATAAATAGGACATCCCATCATATTCGATTAAGAACCCAGTCCCAATGCACTCGATGCCGTCTTTATGGGGATCGCTATCGGCGTATCCAAAGAATACGACGCATTTGCGCAGATCATCTCGAAAACGCACTTTCCACCTCGGGCTTACCAGCGACGCAGTCCGTCGTGGCCCTAACGTTAACATCATTGACATTGGCTCACCACTCCTTTCGCCGTCCATAAATTTGAAAAGTCTCTTAACGCGAGGGATAGAAGCGATTTCGCGTGCGACCGAAATGGCGATAACGCGCTGAAAGCCTGCACAAATAAAACAGAAGGTCTAAATCTTCCCTCCCGGAAACATCGCCCTCAGCGTTCCCATTGCGTCCGTCGCGCTCACGGCCGGTTTGTAAACTCCAAGCCCCACGGCGATCGCGCGCAGCAGCATCGGCGGCGGCGGGAACTCGCGCCAGTAGGCCTGGCGCGCGAAGAGGCGGGGGAAGGTGAGCTCCGCTTCGAGCGCGTCGCTCCACGCTTCTCCCGAGCATTGGCAATAATGCGCGATCAGCCGGTCGAAACTTTTCGGGGAGCCGTCGAAGCCTTCGCCGTCTCCCCTCACGCCTCCCCCACGGGAGCCTCGGCTTCCGCGGGCTTGAAGAAGCCCGTCTGCCGCGTCACCACCGCAAGCGCGGCGATGAGCTCCGGCGTGGAAGCGGGCAGGTCCAGAAACTCGTCGCGCGTCAGGCGCGGATAGGCGCGCGTCAGCGCGGCGTGCACGACATCGAGGATCGCGTCGTAATCGGCTTGCGAGAGCTGCGCCACGCCCATTGTGGCGCCGTTCTGGAGATTTTGCAGCACCGGCATCAGCCGCATCAGCGCCGGGACGACGATGCGCGCCTGGCGCATCGCCAGCACCGGGACGAACCATTCGCGCCCGGCGAGCGTGACGACGGCGGCATTGGCGCAATCAATCTGGGGATCGGGGCTCAAGGCGGGATACCTCATATGGCCGTGTTGATCTCGCCGAGATTGTTCGAGGCGTTGGCGAAGGCCTCGAAATCCATCTCGGGGATCGTGAAATCCTCGAGCTTGCTGGCGAGGCCGAGCTTCGAGGAAATGCAGGAATAGAGCCGAAGCGACCATTGCGCGCCGGCGATGTTGGGATTGCTCTGATAGAAGTCGATCTGGAATGTCGGCGCGACGCCCATGAGCTTGTTGTTGATGACGGCCTTGGAGCCCGCAACCGATTGCGTGTAGCTGTAGGTGATCAGCACCGCCTTGCCGCTGTCGGCGGCGTTGAACGTATAGACGCCGGCCGCGACACTGTACTGACCCTGCGCGGGGCTCGAGGCCACCTGCGTCAATTGCAATCCGTTCGAGGCATAGGCGACGCCGAGATTTTCGTCGAAGGAAGCGGCGTTGGCCACCGTCGCCGTATAGGGCGAGGCCGCGGCGACTGTCGCGCCTTCGTTGTAGGACCAGAGCTTCTGACCCGTGGTCGGCGCATTGCCGAAGAAGATCTGGTTCAAGGTCGGGCCGTCGATATTGGCGAACTTCGCCTTGCCGGAAATCTTGCCCGCGCCGCGCGCGACGGCGACCGGAAACTGGAACTGGCCCATCAGCTGCTTGACCGAGAAGCTGAAGTCGACGGAGACGTCCTGCAGCGTGCCGAATTGCAGGGGCGAGCCGCCCGCCGGCGTGCCGATCAGGACGCCGGCGCCAAAGGCCAGCGAAGTGTTGTTGGACATGCTTTGGCTCCTTGAGCTTGCGAGCGCCGAAGAGGGAAGAGAAAATCAGATCCCGAGGATCTTGATCGGGACCCAGAGCAGGCCGTCGCCGTCGAGATCGCCGGGGTCCTTGAGTACCGCGCCTTCGATCCGGCAATGCGAGACGAGCCCGCCGAGCGTTTGGCGCGCGCCGTTGGCGGGCTTTAGCGCGGCTTCGAGCGCGTCCATGATCGTGTTGAGCGCGATCGCCGGGATGGTGTTTTTGTCGCTGGCGTCGATGTAGACGAAGAGATCGACGGCAAGCGTCGTCTTCGCCGGAAGCGCTTCATTCTGATAGGATTGCTGCTCGCGATGCTCGGCGACGAACAGGGCGGGGCGCTGCGACTTCGGCACGTCGGACCAGAGTTTGAGGCGCCGCGACACGGAAACGAAACCGCTCTGCCCATTGACGGGGAGCGCGAAGCTCACCCCTGCGAGCAGGGCGACCAGCGCCGTCATCACGGCCTCGCGCGCGACATTCATGCGCTCAGTCCTTCCTCGACGGCGTCGGACAGCGCCGCCGCGATCTCGTCCTGCATCTCGTCGAGCGCCGAGCGCATGTAGCTGCGCTCGGGCAGATCCATGGCCCGCGCGAAGGCGCGAACGAAGATCGTCTTGGGGGCGATGGCGCGGCCGAAAGCTTCTCTGATCTCGCGGCTATGAGCGCAGACGCTCTCTTCTCCGACAAAGCCATACTCCTGCGCGGCGGCATATTTCGTTCTGGCGGCGATCGCGGCGGCGGAGGGCTCGAGCGTCGCCTCGATCGAATCGCGCAGCATCCCGCTTCTCGCCTGCAGCACTGCGCCGGAGAGATTGTCCTTGATCCTCTGCTCGAGACGCTGCGCGAGGTCCTCGATCTTGCGCGCGAGCGCCTCGCGCATTGCGCTCGGAAGCTTCGCAAAGCGCTCCTCGAGCGCGTCGAGGCCTTCGATCTCGACGCTGAGCATGGTTCAATTGGCGATGATGCGACGGAAATTGACGAGAGAGGCGGCGACGAAGTCAGGAACGGGCCTGTTCTGGTAAGAGGTCGTCTCCTGGCCGCCGAGGCTTCGACTGGAAACGCCGATGCGATCCTTGTAGCGATAGCGGTCGGCGACCCATTCGAGCGCGCATTGGGCGAGATCGGCCGGGATGTATCCATAGGAGATCGAGAGAGTCGCGCCGGCGTCCGCGACGGAAAAGCCGTAGGTTCCGCTCGTTGGATCGACCGTATATTGACCCGCGCCCGGATCGGCGGCGACCGCATTCAGCGCCGCGCCATTCACATAGGCGACGCCTGTATCCTCGGCGAAGACGCCGTAGGGGGAGAACGCCGTGAGCTGAAAGGGCGCCTGCATCGGCACGCTTTGCGTCTCTGAGACGATCTCGTAGCCGGCGCGATAGGTGACGACGACATTCTGGCGACCCTTGTGAAAGCGATAGGGGCCGCGCAGAAAGAGCTGCTGCATCGCGCCCGGCGGCTGATCGTCCGCCTGCTCCAGCACATAGCCCGGCGCGGGATGGACGCCTACGACCATGAGCGGCGCGGGTGGAATGGGCTTGCCGTCGACGATGACCGCGCTGATCGCGCCGACCGGCCAGTTGCGCAGGATCAGGCTCTCGCGGCCCGAACCGTCATAGGCCTCGGTCACATTGGCCGGCAGCACGAAGGAGCGATTGATGTAGTTGTAGATCGCGCGGCTGATCTGGGTGATGAGCGAGGAGAGCAGGGCGTCGTCGGCGGAGGAGGTGACGCCGAGCCAGCTCTTGACCGTCGCAAGCTGCACGAGATCGCCCGTCGCCATGACCCGTCGCTCCTTGAGATTTTCGCGGCTCCCGCGCCAGCGGCGCGGGAGCGCAAGGCCGGTTCGACGTCAGCCGTTCGCGATGTTGGTGATGACCGCCATGGACGGCGGGAAATAATGTTGCAGCACCTCATCCGCATAGACGCCATATTCATAGCGACGCGAGCGCAACGGCCACTCGATCTGGTAGTAGTCGCGGCGCGTGCGGATCTGGAACACATTGCCGACGCCCGACAGCGGATAGGGGATCGTCCGCGCGGTCATGAGGATCGTGCCGGCCGGCATATTGGGATGGACTCTGATGTCGAGCGTCGAACCGCCGCTCATCGAGAAGCGATTGAGATAGCTTCTCACCATCACGCCGCCGCCGATCGCATCCTGCGCCGCGTTGAAGACGAAGCGCTGCGCCGAATTGACGGCGCCGGCGAGGATCTTCTTCGAGACGTTCAGCGCCTCCTGGCTGTTGACCCAGATCGTGTCGGGCGAGAGCCGAAAGCCGTCCCACATGGATTTGAGCGCAGCGTCGATCTCGACCACGCCGCCTGCGCCATCCGCCGTGAGCGGCGTGCCGACGCCGCCCGTTCCGTTGGGCTGCTGCGCGACATAAGAGCCGGAACCCGATTTCAGCGCGATGGTCAGAAGCCCATCGAAGACGAGCGCGTTGGTGGACCAGTCGGCCGCAGGCAGGGAGGCCGCTGTCTGCGTTCCGGTCGCCGCGGTCGAGATCGCAACGGAGTTGATCGTCGTGATCGCGCCCAGAACCTCCGAGCCCGCCGCGCCCCAGAACCAGGCGTAGCCGAGCGCGCCGCGCACGGCGGCGACGGTCGCGGTGACGAGCCCCGTCGGACCCGTGACGGAGACGGTGGCGTTGGCGGACTTCTGCGCCGCGCCGCCGCCGAAGACATCCGACGAGCCGTCGGCGTTGGTGCGCGTGATCTGCGCCTGGATCCCATTGGCGACGGAGCCGTTCACGACGCCGTCCAGCGACAGCGCGACGCAGACGACGGACAGCGTCCCGGAAGCGAGCGAGCCGTTGCTCGAGGAGGCGACGAGCGTCGGCGTCGGCGTTTGGCCGAGCGGCGCCGAGGTGTTGCCGCCGAGGATGAGCGCCTCCTCGCCGATCATCGTCGCCTGCAACCCGCGCAGGCCCGCCTGGGCGCGCACGTCGTCGAAGCCCATGCCGGCGTATTCCGCCTCGAAGTCGACGCTCGTCTCGAGACCGATCCCCTTGTAGGAAGCATAATAGTCGGCCGTCGTCACCGCCTGCACGCCGGCCCGGTTGCCGCCGGAGACGCCCAGGCGCAGACCGGTCGTGTTGATGCCGGTGATCGCGCGCCAGTTCGCCTGAATGCCGCCCACGCCGGAAACGCGCGGCGTCTCGTTGCGCAGCGGAGTCAGCACGGGGACGAGAAACTTTGCGCCGGGCTCGAGATCATAAAAGTTGAGGCCGCTCGTCGCGCTTGTCGGCTGCTGAAAAGTGCTCTTCTCCAACCCGCCGAGACGCGGATCAGCCATCGAGACGCTCTGCGCCTTGCGAATGGCCTGGAGAACTTCATGCGTGGTTGCGTGGATGTTCATCGTGACCTGTCCTGTGGCTTGAGGGGCGCCGTCCCCGGCGACGAAGCTCGTGTCGAGCAGCTTCAATTCAGCGAAGCGGCCTCGGCTGGCGCTGCGCGACCTTGATCAAAAGCGCGGCGCGCTCCTCGCCGCTCATCTTGGCAAGCGCCGCGGCGAGATCGTCGCCCTGCGTCTCTGCGCCCTTATCGACTGCGCGGGTTCCCGCGAGCATGGGCGGCGGCAGCGGCTGGCGGCCGATCTCCTCGACGCGCGCCGCGAGCTTCTCGAGACGCGGCGTGAGCTCCTCGAGCAGGGCGCGCTGCGCGTCGCGTTCGAGCCGCGTCTCCTCCAGCGCCTTGGCGAGTTCCACGCGGCGCGCGCCTTGCGCGAGCGGCTCGTCCTGCGCCAGCAGCAGAGACGCGACGAATTGCTTCAGGTCCTCGATCGCCTGGGCGAGCGCCGCGATCTCTTCCGCCGCATCCGCTTCATCGTCGAGATCGTTGCAGAGCATGTCGAAGACGATTTCGAGGGCCGCGACCGCCCGCGCCGCGTCGAGCGCCTGCTCGGAGAGAAACTTGGTCAGCCTGTCGCGCTCCGAGCGCTTATGCGAGGCGCGGCGAACGCCATCGATATCGCTTTCCGCGCGTGCAAGAGCGCCGAGCATCGGCCCCATGCTGGCGAGCGCCATCTGATGGGCGAGAGCCTCGGCCTTCTTCTTGAAGGTCTTGCCGTCCTGCGCCATCCAGACCTGCTCGACCTCGCTTGCGCTCTCGCCTGCGGCGAAGTGATGTGTCTCGACGGCGCCGTCCTGCTTTATCAGCGAGAAGGTGGCGCTGGGCAGCGCCGGCAGATCGACGAGCGAGATCTCGCTCGGATTCGCCGTGTAGCGCGTGAGGTTCGCATCGTTTGAATCCGGCCAGCGCCGCACATAGCCGCCGCCCTGCGAGAAGCCGGTGTAGACGCCGGCCTCGACCTTGCGCCATTCGGCGTCGTCGACGATCTTCGCGCAGATTTCGATCTGCCGCGCCTCGTCGTTGAAATTGATGGCCTCGAGCCGCCCCGCCGCGACCTTGCCGTGCATGGCGCGCAGATTGCCGAGGCTCTTGCCGCCCGAGGCCTTCAAAAACTCAGCCGACCACTTCTGATAATAAGGCTTGGTCGTCGCATAGTCGCAAATCTCATTGCCGCGATCGGGCGCCTCGGCCGTGACGACGCCATAGACGAGCCGTCGCTTTGCGTCGGCCTTGGTCAGCGGAATGAACAGATTGAGCTCGGCCATGCCGTTTGTCTCCCAAAGAAAAGGCCCGCGCGAGGCGGGCCGGTATTGCCTTGTTGCGTTTTTGGGTTTCGATCCCAGCGGTCGAGGATTCTAGAGATTGAGCCGATGCACGAAGGCCTGCGGCGAGACCGAGAAGACGTAGCAGACGACGCGCGCCAGCCACTCGTCGAAGAGATTCTTGAGCTCCGGCTCCTTCGTCTGAATGAAGGTCTTGGCGACGCCGCCGGGCACGAACTTGGCGCGCCGGCGCGTGGCGAGATCGCCGGTGAAATAGGCGTCCCAGTAGTCCTGGAAATTCTTGATCTGATCGGGCGTCCAGGTCTCCGGCACGCCGATGAGGCTCTCGGGAATGTTGCCTTCGGTGAAATGCGTCAGCGTGAAGATCTGACGCTTCAGCGCGATGTTCGCCGTCATCACGATCTGCTCGACGGGCGAGAAGCCGTAGACGCGGCCCGGCCGCAGATTGCGCGGCGCATAGATCAGATCGCGCGCGGCGTAATCGACGGCCGGGTAGCCTTTGAGAATCTGCTGATAGGCGCAAGGGTGCACGAGCGCGCCGCTCTCGTCGACGAAGGGTTTTGGCGTGTAGTCGGCGCGGTGTGCGAGGACCAGGGACCAGCCGGTCAAAACTCTATATTGAAATCACTATAGAGTTGTTGTCGCTCCTGAGAGATCATGAAACGTGCGTCGTTGCGTTTCATGATCTCGAGAGCCTCCCTCGCCGCCTCCATGATGGCAGGCCATTCGGGTTTCGCTATATACTCTGCATCGGAAAGCCGCTTGCCGTATTTGGCGAAGAGATTGTCGATCAACCCCATCACCCCCGTGATCCCGTCGGCTTCCTCCTCATCGAACAAGAGCCTGCCGATCGAGTTGCGTGTGCCGTTGTCGAAGCCGCTATCATCGAAAAGGGCGTGAATGACCTCACCGAACGATCCAAACCTTTCTCGCCTTATCCACCTCTCGGCTTGATACTTCGCACTGCTCAAGGACCTGAGATTGTAAAGGACATTCATGCGCATGCGAGGAAATTCAATGTCAGTCATGATATATCCGCTCCCACGGCTGTCCGGCCCATTTTCTGCTTGTACAAGCGCATGGCGTTGATTCTAATCGTTCCCAGAGGGTTACGAATCATCTGGACACGAATTGGAGCCGCGCCATGCGCTATCA